TGGGGTTATCCAATACCCCCAGCTCGTATCATTTATCGCAATGACATCGCCAGTCATGCTTGCCTCTGCAATCGCCATCGTGTTCAAGTGCGGGTCAAACACGTAGATGTTCTGCTTTGTGTAAATCAGCGTGACATGGCGGGGGCTTTCCTTGACTCCGTCGCCATCAACGTCTTTTGCAAGGATGACATCTGCGAATCGGCACGTGAACTCTGGGTCAATTGGCTCGTTAGCAATTGCCGTGCTCGTCTTTACGTTTTCACCTGTCTTGGCATCGTAGACGTAATAGACAACCGTGCCCTCGGTGGCTGTGTTGTTGTCTGGTCCCGTAATGCCAACCCCAAGGACATATCTGGGAATGCCGTTGACCATGACCGTATGGACCTGCATTCGGTCGGCACCCCTGGTCGAAATCTGCTTGAAGCCTTTTCGCCCCTCGATGTAGCCCCGGTGAAAGTCGATATTGAGCGCAAGCTGGCAATGCGTGTCTTCTTGAAAGTTCTCACGCTCTTCCATGCCTGTCCACGGACCAATAAAGGTGAATGTTCGTGGATTGCCTCGTCCGCCTTGTTTAGTCCCACGGGGCACGGGTAACCCTCACATGACTTGGTTCGTCTACGTTTCTCGAGTGGGCATTATCCTTCATTCGGTCAAGCCCCTCAAGCCACAACTGGTCAATCATTGGATTCTGCCCCTGCTGTTTGGAGTTCATCAGTTTCGCGAGATAGACGGCAACCAAATCTCCGTATGCGTCAGCAGCTCCATTCTCTTCGCTTTGGGTGCTTCGCAAAACAGTGTGACCGTCTGATGAGAGCTTTTCGATGTTCTTTATCCAGTAGATATGAAAGTTGATAGCCTCTCCTGGAATGGGCGCAACGAATAGCTTCTTGCCGGCCAAACAGTAATACCTGCTGAGCTCCCCGCGCCACCACCCACTCATGCCGTGAACCATCGTCCTGTCCTGGAAACGCATGGGTCGCCATTTTGTAGGTATGTTGGTTGGGGATATGGCGGCAGACTTCTCGGTCTCCTCGATGCCGATAATCTTGTACGGAATTGAAGTAATGAAGTTCGACTTGATGTCAAACGACTCCGTGTCTGCGGTCCACGTGAATGGCCCCGTTGTCGATTCAAGGAAGTACTCTGGATTAGTATCCACCAGCTCGCGGAAGACTGCCCTGTTAGCCTCGTTTGCGAGCGCATTCTGCTGCGCTGCCGTCCAAAACAGATCACCCGTTTCATCAAGCAATAGCTTCGCAAGACCCTTTACATCTTCCAGTGTCTGTACGGCGCCTAAGTCGCCAAAGCCCATAACGGCCCCCTAGTTCATAAAGAAGTACTTGTCGGGTTTCTTGTGTCGAACGTCAGTCCCACACAACTGGTCGCCCAGCTTCTTGGCAGAGTCCCATATGGCGTGTTTGGCGATGTAGTGCATGTTATCGACTTCGCTTCGTTCTTTCATTTCGTCGATGTATTTCGCGTCTTCATATTGCTGAAGATACTTTGCCGTGCCTGTGCGCCACAAGTCACACCGCCGAATGTAAGGGACGAGACGGGCGTCACGTATGTGCAACGGTATCCCGTCGTCGTCCTCCCACACCTTCCACACGAATGGAACCCTTTCCCTGGTCGGAACAATCTTGATCCCAAACCGAACCTCAACAGTCGCATCGATAATTCGAGCAATCATCCACCGCTTTTCACGACCACACCACCCAACGACGATCTTATCGTCATGGATTTGCTCACGAAGTCGCTTGGACTCGGTTTGATTCCATTGAATTCGCTTGATGTCGTTCCATTGAGATTCAGTCAGTATCATTATGCGTCCGTTGGTGCTATTTGGTCATTGACCTGCGGGCTGTCAGTGAACTTGGGCAGGTACGCTATCTGATACCCCAAACAGAATTTGTCTTCCGACATGCCAGCCGCAAAAGCTGTTAGTTCGACATCAACGACAACAAAGTCATTTCCGTCAGGCGCGATAGTCTCGCCATTAAGCTTGCCCCATGCCGTGTAATGGACTCGCCCGGAACCTTGGTTTGTGTCCGCCACAATGACAGTATCCAGTGCCTGAGATGCCGCAGCGGGGGGGCTCCCTTCGTCTATTTTTAACAGCTTGACCTGCCACGTAATCGTGTCTGCGGCATCGGTAGAGTCAGACGACCACATAACCCGGAAAAACACATGATTTGCCCAGTCGATATGCGTTGGCGAGTACAACAGGGTTCTGGCAAGTTGCGCTGTTGATGTTGTCATCTTCAAGCCAACAAGGCCGGTTGTGTCAATCTGTTCAAAATGGATATCGTTGTCGTTGGCAAGCTCAATGTCACCGTTGCCGCTATCGAAGTTAAACATCGACGAGAAGTTCTGCGCCTCGACCGTATCAATCTTGTACTTATAATTAATATTCTTGTCGCGAATCATGAGTTACCACCTCACAGTTTACCCCCCATTGCGGGGATACTGAGTAAAAGAAAAAGTGCTGGGAGGCAATGCCGGACTGCCCCCCAGCGTCTAGGGAATTTGCACGACCCTAGAAGATCAAGTTCGATACTTCGATGTCATCAAGCAACGTTTGCGAGAAACGACGCTCGAGACCCATATTACCGTACCAACACATGAAAGCTTCCCAGCTGTCAGAGTTAGCTTTACGGCTAAAGGTTGAACCATCTCGGTCGGCCCATGCCCAGTCCTTCATCACGTAGAGCTTGATGTCTTTCGTGTTGAGGAAAAAGAGCTTGTTATACGGAGCCATCCGGTCAAATTCAATGGGCATCGGGTTGGTGCCACCAGCATACGTCAACTTCTGGAAGCCACCTTTGAGCTGCTCCGGAGAGTAGCGCACGTCGCTTGTCAGAAGATTCAGATATTCGCGGCGCATCGAGTGATGACCCATCAAGAGATTCGGCTCTCCACCGGAAACCTCGTCAGTGGTATCAACCGCAAGCTGCATCAGCTCAAGACTCAACGGACGCTTGGTTCCGCTGTTGCCAAGAACATTTGCTGACCACTCAGGGTTTTCGCCAGTGTCAATATCTTGCAAGTCGTCATCGGCATCATCAACCATGAACGACAGGCCAGTAATCTCATTGTCATATGAGTTCTCACCCGATGCATCGGTGTTACCCAAAACAATTGCGCTGTTTTTCAATAGCGCAACGTTTACCGCTGCTCCCGTCGATGCAGTTGCAAACTTTACCTTTGTGCGGTCTGTGACGGAAAGAACGGAAATGCCGCCTGTTACCGGGGTAAAGGCACCCGCTGGGGTAGCGTCATCGGCAGACACATTACCAGTGACAACCGTCATGCCCTTTTTGAGATAACGAGTACCAACGTCATGCTGCTCATTTGATGCCGCGTCAGTGTGAGCCTGAAGCGTACCATCGACACTGATCTCCGCTGCCGAGCCTTGGTCGGCATTTGTTCCAACCGCAATGATGCCGGTTTTGCCGCGATAATCAGCAACGCCCGCCGCATCGGTATCCGACGCGCCAACCGGTTTCCAGTTGACACCCCAAACCTGACGGTTCATGTCAACGCGCAAGTCACGTCGCAGACCCTCAACCTCTGTCCGTAGAGCAGAAGCGAAAGAGCCTTTGTCGCCCTGGGATGCTGCGATAACAACACCCGTGAGCTCGATGCGCCCATACATGAACTTCGACTTGATACGACTCTCGACGTATTCTTGCCGGCCAGCGGTGGGCAGCGTGCCAGTTTCAGAACGAGCGCCAACACCGTGGTTACGGCGAAGGTGAACGGGGAAGACAATACGACGACCGTTCCACTTTCGTTTGGACTTCTCGACGTATTTGAGAATGGGAATAGAATTATTGAGATGCTCGCGAACGGGACCCTCGTAATACTCCTTGAGTACTACATCAAAATCCGATCCACCAGCGACATCACCTTGTTTTTGAATAGCCACTTTTTACTCCATGAAGTAATCAGGAGTTGTTCAAGAACTCAATAGCGGCAGCTTCGGCACCTTCCATGTCGTCTCCAAAATCTTTAGCAACGGGCATCGGGCCTTGACCCCTTGTCAGGGTTCGGGCTTTTGGCGCGTAACCATCTCGACGCAAACGGTCGTGATAGCCTCTTTCTACCGTTTCGTGTGAACGCTTTGCCAGGGCCGAGATATTGGCCCTTGGGTTTTGAATGATTGCGTTCACAACATCGAGCTTACGCATGGAAGGGTATCTTCGCTGCGCTGCTGATATTTCGGAATTAAGTTCGCGCTCGGCCTGTTGTGTAGCGAGTTCGCTTTGCCGGTGAGCCAATTGCTCATGCATCGCTTTTTGCTGCTGCTCCAGCTGGTTGATCTTTTGCTCAAGGGGATCTACATACACATCCTCCTCGGGCGCAACCTGCGGTTGCTGCTGCAATCGCTGCATCTCTTGGTAGGCGTACTGACTGTACTCCTGCTGCCGCCTTAAGTTCTCTTGCAACTCGTTCATTTGATATTGCATTCGCTCGCCTGTTTCACGAGCTTCCCTAAGCTGACTTCGGCTTTCCTTGAACCGTTCATATGGAATCGGATGTGGATTACCATTGTCATCGTACTCTGGTTCGAATTCACCTGTATCGCCGGCTACCGCGACATTCTCACCTTCATACTCAGAGGTCTGCGAATCCTCACTGGAGTCTACACTCGTATCGCCATACTCATCTGTCATCGTTACCCCACAAACCAGTTATCGTACTGGTTGACGTTTATTGTGGTGTTTGCATTCCTGTCTCGTAGTCGGCAACACCCGGACCTCTAGTACCAATTGCTTGGTTAAGTTCAGGTGTGCCCCCACCAGTCATTCCTGCGGGTTGCGCCCCGCCCGCACCTGCGGGAGGAGCACCTTCAGGGGGAGCCATGCCGGGAGGCGCTTCTGTCGGAGGCATGTTTTGCATACCCCCGTCAACATACGCCTGCCACCAGGGTTGACCCTGTTGGTTCTGTGACTCAGCATAATAGTGCCATGCCATATGACGCAAGAAGTTCTCTTGCACATCTTCTGACAATAGCCTGAAGTCTATCGATTTCATAAACTCGCTATGCTGGTCTATATGGACTGCATGGTCGTCAAACGGATTTACGTCCGGTTTCTTCCCTGCAATCATTTGTTCTATCTCTTCTCGCGCGAGGTTTCTGTCCTTGGACTCGTCCCCATAGACATTCTCCATGAAGCCGAACTCCATCATCTTGCGCGCTTTCATCTGTGTTCTCGGGTCGGATGGATCGCCCAAAATACCAACCTGATACATCTGGATAATCTGTTCCCGCCTGTATGAGGGGTGCTTTGGAAGCATCGAGTTTGGCATCACGCGCACGCGCGTGTTCTTGATTTGCTGTGCGTGAAACTCGAACACCTCGACAACCTTGTTTCGGCCCAGCGTCTGAATCGTCATCTCGATGGGCATGTACTCGCGCCACATGAAAAGGATCTGCTCGCAAATCTCTTCAATTGCCGCCTCGAGTTCGCGAACCGTGCCTGCAAGTTTTGTTGCATCCAGGTCTGACAAGAGACCAATTGCCCGGCCAGATGTCTGTGCTGGTGCAGAGCCCCTTGTGATGTCAGAGACACCGCTGATGTTCTGAATGTGTTCAATCTGTTCTTTCTCTATCAACCGATGCTCGGGTGACATCGGGGGAGGGGGCATCGGCTCGGGAGGTCTCGCTGCCGTGCGAGAGTAAAAGATGATCTCCCCCGGCTCGTCAGTGAAGCTCTGCTTCTCTACACTGCCCTTCTCCGCACGCCACTTCGGCTGCGCGTGCATGTTCTTGTTTTCAATACGCTGACTGACCGACTTGTTGAGCTCTTTTTGTGCTGGAATAAGTGAGCGAACAACGCCCTCTCCGGGGAGTCTGCCGGGAACCGAATTGTGTCGTATACAAATAAAGGGCAGCTTGCCATAGGGCAGTCGCTCCTCTTCTTCAAGAATGATGCCGCCGGCAACAATGGCGTAATACCCATCCGGGTGACGCGGTGACGGACGCTCGAAATACTCGAGTACGTTGATGCGGTCAAGGTGTGCCTGGTCGATGTCTGCCGATGGATTGACAAACTCACGCAGCACCTGCTGGCTGTACTCGTCTACCTCGTAGCTGGTGTTCGGGTGGACGTATTTGCCCTTCTCCCAGCGCGTGCGAACTTCATCAACATGCATCAGATTGCTGTGGATCATCCAGCGACAACTGTCCATGTCTTTGGCGCCTGGATCCCAACCAACCTCGAGCGGAGAAAGCACGTCAATGACGGGCAGACCGGACTTCTTGCGAACTCTCTTGGTTTCGCGCTCTTCAACCTCGTCAATACCTATCTCGCCAACGGCATAATCAACGACATCTTGAATGACCTCTTCCTCGTCTTCGTACTCCTCTCCGGCCTCGACATCCCAAAAGCATTTGATAAACACAGTACCCGTAACGGAAGCCCACTTCATGGCCTCGTACATCTTTACCTGCATCTTGAGCTCGTGCCATATATAGTCGAGTAATGATTCGCACTGACGCGCTGCGTCAATATCATCATCGTCGCTTGTTGCCGGCATGCAGATAAAGCCAGGACGATTCTCCACCAGCTTGCTTGCAAGGGTTTCAACGGTCGGAAGGACATAGTTCAACACCATCCGAACACGCCATGCCGGCGGATTGTCTTGAGTCAGAAGCTTTGTTACGCGGTTATATCTGGACCACTGACGACCCGTATAAAACGCCAGCGCCAGCCATGTGTTTTCAATGGTTGCCTGTTTGGTGCTTTCGGAAATCTGCCACTGTTCGTGAATGTAGGCAGACGTCTTCTGCTCTTTCTCGTCTGGGTCATATGTTTCGACGCCATCTTCGCTATATGCGTCTGTAATCGGCCCGGTGTCCATTTATGTCCGCCGCCTCATCCAAGGGGGTTGCCCCTCTTCGTTTGAACGATCAATCATCTGGCGGCGCATCAACTCGGCTGCACGTGCACGCCAGTCCATCGAACGCGACTGGCCGGAAGGCGTTCCGCCTGCTTGCTGCTGTTGCCCGGCAACCGGTTGCTGCTGCAATAGTCGAGTAATCTCCTGGTCGCCAAATTGACCGCCTATCGTGTTGGTTATCTCACGCTCAAGTGTCGGGCCTCCAGCGGCCTGCCCACCTGCCGCAAGCGCTGGATTTTGAAACCTGGGTATTGCTCCGTACCCCGCCATCACACCCCTGCTCTTGCCGTTGCCGCTTCACGCATTGCGCCTGGTCCTGGCTCGGGTCCTCCGGGCATTGGACCGGGAGGTCCCTCGCCGCCGCCAGCAATTGCTGCGTTCAGTTCGGCTACAATCTCCTGAAGGACTTCCGGTGGAAGCGTCAGAAGCATTGAAATAAGTTGATC